TAAAACCTTATATTATTTAAGAACAGAATCTGTACTACGTGGAGATAATTTGCAAAGAACAGCTGATAATTGTACTAGTTGCGAGGGATAACTAATACTTACATTTTTTAAAAATAAAGCCCCACTAACCTGGGGCTTTTCATATTTATTGCAAATTATGTTTATGAAAAATGTGTTCCGTCAAATAGGTTATTTATTAACTAACTTAAAAAATTATTTTATGGGATTTTTCAGTATTTTTAAAAAATCAAATGATTACAATGAAAAAGTTGTAATTGGATTCATGTCGTTCATGGTAATGGTAATCGCTATTGCAGTAGATCTAGTAACAGGATACATGGGTAAAGCATTAGAATTAAACGAGTACATCTTCGATGCATTCATGTACATCACATTAGGTTCATTCCTTCCAGATGTATTAGAGAAATTTGCAGCAATGAAAAACGGAGGTAAAACAAACAACGAAGAATAATTATGAGCTTAAAAAGTTTACAAGAAAAGATTGGAGTAACAGCAGATGGTGCTTTTGGTCCTGGTACAATGAAAAAAGCAATGGAGTTTTACAAACTAACTCCAGTAAGAGCAGCACATTTCTTTGCTCAAACAGCACACGAAACAGGTGGTTTTAAAGCTTTCTCAGAAAACTTAAACTATTCTGCACAAGGTCTTCAAGGTATATTTGGAAAATATTTTCCTGGTAACTTAGAAGAATCATATGCTAGAAACCCTGAAAAAATTGCTAACAGAGTTTACGCGTCAAGAATGGGTAATGGAGCAGAGGCTTCAGGAGATGGATACAAGTTCAGAGGAAGAGGAGCTCTTCAATTGACAGGAAAAGATAATTATAAAGCATTTTCAGATTACTTGAAAAAACCAGAAATCATGACTAATCCAGATTTAGTGGCAACTACCTACTCTTTTGAATCAGCAATGTTTTTCTTTGATAAAAACAAATTATGGTCAATCTGTGATCAAGGAGTTAACGATGCCTCAATATTAGCATTAACAAAAAGAATTAATGGTGGTACTCATGGTTTGGCTGACCGTTCAGAAAAAACTAAAAAGTATTACGAATACGTTAAATAAGTATGGATAGTTTTGACTTGAAAGGATTTTTAATAGAAAATCAATTAACTCCTAATTCTCAACAATTAAATGAGTTAAATTTGAAACCCGCAATAGCTGCGGGAATGATGGCTTTAGGTTCTCTAGGAACCCAAGCTCAAACCTTTCAAGAACCAAAAACTAGTATAACTCAACAAGTAAATACTCCTGAAAGTATAAAAAATGAATGGAGTAAAAATCTTACAGATACCCAATCATTTGGAGAAGGAACAAGTCCTAATTTAAATTTTGCAATTGAATTAGCTAATAAAAATGCTTTAAAAGCTTTAGCTTTAAAAACTAATTCTTCTACAACTGTTTTAAGAGGAACTAAACTTGAAAAACAAACTCAATTTAAAAACTCAAATGGTACTTATACAGCATTTGTTATTATTAATTCAAAATAATAAAATGAAGACTTCACTTTTAATTACATTATCATTAACAACAGTATGCGCATTTATAGGTTCATACTTTATGAATCTAACAGCAGATAACATCGAACAATACCTTTCAGTAGCATTTGTAATATTTGCTGATGGATTCTTTGGTGTATGGGCTGGAGTTAAAAGAGAAGGATTCAGAACTTATAAAGCATTAAGCGTTCTAAAAACTTTTATATTTTGGATAGTAATGCTTTCAGCTATATTAACAATAGAAAAAGGATTTACTGGAACAGGTTGGTTAAGCGAGACTATTATGGCTCCATTCCTAGTGTTCCAGTTAATTTCTATTTTAAAAAATGCCTCAATGGTAGGTGTTGTAAAAAACGAATTACTTACTCAGATATTGGATAAGTTAGATAAACATAAAGGAGATAGAGATGTTACAAAATAAACAAAACATTTTATTAGTTATAGTAATTGTATTAATAGGTTATAATATATTTACTACAAACAGTATTAGAACAGATGTTAAAGGATACGAAGCTAGAATAGATTCAGTCCAAACTAAAATTGATTCAGCACAAGTAATCAATAAACAAATCGATACTAAAATCGATTCAGTAAAAGAAAATGTAGTTTCTATCACAAAAGAAATACACCATATAGATAATACCATAACAATTGTAAAAAAACAAACAGATGAAAAAATTAATACTGTTGATAAGTTTTCTAATGCTGAGCTTGAATTCTTTTTCACAAACAGATACAACCAAAATAACTCTACCAACTAAGGTAGTAAGATTAGCAGCAAAAGATTTAATTCGTTACGACGGATGTAAAGAGGAATTAAAACTTACTCAACTAAAAGTTACAAAACTAGAAGAAAGAGAAGTACAAAAAGATACTATCATTAAACTCTTAAATGATAAAGATAAGAACAACCAATACATTATTGGTCAGAAAGATGTTCAGATTGGAGAGTATAAAGGAATGACTGATGACCTAAAGAAAGAACTCAAAGGTCAAAGAAATAAAACATTCTGGTATAAAGTACTTTCTTTTGTAAGCTTAACAACAGCATTATATTTTGCAAAATAAGTTTGGCTCCTATAGGGAGCCTTATTACATTTAATTATTAAAATTAAAATATAAAGTTATGAAAATTTCACATGAATTGCCATTAACCTTAATGGAACATAGTTTAGATTGGAACGACTATGATTATTGTTTACCCCATTTAATAGACAAACATCCTGATTATAGACAATACTTTCTAGATTCAAGAGAAAGAGATAGATTCATTATTATGGATAATGGTTTATTTGAAGGAGTAAAACATACTCCTCAAGATTTACTTGAAAAAATTGAATTAATACAACCAGATATTTTTGTTGTTCCTGATGAATGGAATGATTCAATTTCTACAGCTAAAAACGCTAAACATTGGATTCAATACAAGATGCCGATGCGTACTAAATTAATGGTAGTATTGCAAGGAAAAACCGTAAGTGATATACATTTATTGTATCAACAATGTATAGATTTAGGTTATACTCACTTTGCATTTAACCATTCCTCTATTGTATATCAAGAATTAGGTGGATCTGAAAACGCATTAGCTAATCAATCAGTTGGAAGAGTATTATTAATCCAATATTTAATAACACAAAACATTATTAAAAGTCATCACTATATCCACTTACTGGGAGCTTCAACACCTCAAGAATTTACATTTTATAGAGATGCTTTACCGGATTTAGTAAACTCAGTTGATACTTCAAATCCAATTATTTGTGGGGCTTTAGGTATTAGATATACTGAAACTGGTTTATTAGAAAAACCATCAAATAAAATTGAAGAGTTTATGGAAACTAATTTAGAAGATAAATTAGAAGACATTAAACATAATGTTAAATTATTTAAAGGATTTTGCCAAAATGTTAAAATATAAGTTAATCCAAATAATTAACCCTATATTAAAAATATTTGGGTATGAATATCAAAAATCAGGATATTTTGATACAGTAACATTTGAAGTAATTTACACTCCTTGGCAATTGAAAAAACTAAAAGGAAAAAAATAAATAATATTTATACCCATATGGGTATAATTTTAAAATATATAAAACAAATTATATACCCTCTATTAATCATAGGGGGTATTTTGTCTTCCTACGGACAAACATTTACTTATTCTGGAAATATTTACGGATCAAATAATACCGGAATATCAGGTATACCAGTTTATTTATATAAGAGAACAACTACTACAACTGCAAATTCAAACACTACTGTAAAGACATTTAAGACTCATGCTAGTAACGGAAGTACAAACCAGTACGCTCAATACCCAATGACTAGAGTTGAAATGGATAAATTATTCAATACAGCTTATTCAAATACGGTATTATGGTGGACAGGTACAGTATCAGCAGCATATTCACTAAACTTTAACGCAGCTAGTACTTTAACAGCAGGAGGAGCATCAGTACCAAATGGTGGAGACTACTACTCAACAGAAGTTACATTTGTATTCACACCCAAAGAAACAGGAACCTATTCATTTGGATTAACATCAGATGATGGAGGAGATTTATGGTTAATGGGATATGGAAATGTAATTGAATGGTACGGAGGAAAAGGAACAGGACAATATGTTTACGGAAATGTTAGTTTAACAGCAGGTACAGCTTATACCTTTATAGCTAGAATGCAAGAGTATGGAGGTGGAGACGGTTTACTTGTATATTGGAAAAGACCATCACAGGCTGGATACTCACTACAAACAGACGAAGTTGGAACAACTACAACTACAACATCGGCTTGGACATTACAAGCTACTTCTATTACATCAGCATTAGGAGCATATTCATTCTTAACACCTTCAGGAACTGGAGTTGAATTTTACATTACATTTACTCCTCCCACTCCAACAGTACCAGTTCTTTTAGATGGAACTTCAACCAATTCTATTGTTATAGGAAATACCGCGATAAAATCTGTTGATTATTTTAGATATGATGTGAACGGAGATAATAGATTTACAGTTTCAGACACCTACAGTATATTAGCTAGGAAATCAGGACTACTTTCTTCCTTTACACCTACTCCTGTTAGTAGAATTTTCAATTCAACAGAATGGTCAACTATTAATTTATCAACAGCAAATTTAAAAATATCATATCCTGGATTGCAATCAGTAACAATAAATTCACCTACATCAGGAGGATCATCAAGTTATTATGTAACAAGATTAGGGAACACTAATTAACAAATATTTATTCAAGAACAAGTGCTTAAGCACCTTGGTTATATTAACAAATTAACTT